TTTTGTTTAAGATAGCTACTCTACTGGCTTCATTAACTGGCTTCCATACACTTTCTTCAGCTTGGACTTGTACTGTACCGTCTGCTAGTGTAGTTCCTTCTAATGACTTCTGTGTTTTACCTTTCGGTCTCTTTAGCCACTTACCTTCATCGCTTAATTTAAACTCAGACTTGTCGTCAAATGTATAAATATTACTTTCCGAACCAGAAGATACCGAAGGCTTTTCTGTTGCCTGCTGATCTGTAGCCGATGCAAAAGACCCCGTAAGAAGTTCTGATACTGATTGAGTATCTTCTTTTTTTTTTAATGGTGAAATAAATACAGATTGAAAATCATCTACATTATCAGGTACAGTAATACCTTTTGATGATACAAACGAATGAAAATCATTAGCAATATTTTTATCTTGCATTTTAGTTTTAAATTCATCATAAGTATTAGGTACTGTTATGTCCTTACTTTTTAAGTACTCATAAAACTGTAATCCTTTATCTTCCATATTTAGCTTTTTGTCTCAAATGGGTTTGTTGGTTTTCCTGTCCCTCCTGTTGTTTTAGGTTTCCCTGATGTTTTCTTTTTAGGCTCTTCGTAATAATACTCTCCGTATTGTTTAAGATAATCATCTTTACCACTATGATACATTCTTAAATTAGCTCCTTTAATATCCTTTAAATAAGATGTCATTGCATCTGGGCTGTAAACTTTTATTGGGTTTCCTTTTGGTACAATCTCTATTGTACCATTTATTGTTTGTTTTATTAATGGCTGAATCTCTACATATTTTTTTCCATTTGCATCTGTAAGTGATTTGTATGAGTAGTTTTCTTGATCGAAAGATTCAAAATCTCCTTTTGTAACTGCATCAACAGACGCTATATAAGCATTTAATGCTATATCTTCTGTTTTAGTAGACTTACTACCACCTTTTGGAGGGAATTTACCAGCTTTCTTAGCCGCTTCTCTTTCTTCACTTGTCTGTTTATTTTCAGCTTCGATATGACCTAAGTTCATCTCAATCTTCGTATTGATCATTTTCTTAGCTTCTTCTAATTGCTTAGGAGTAATATCAGGAATAAACTGTCCTGTTTTGTCACGTTTTCTTGTAATTATCTTATGCTTATTTTCTTCTTTGAATTTACGTATTTCTTCCTCAGTCATTGAAGGATTCAACTCTAATTCAGTCATCACCATCTCATCAAGGAATCTACCAGCCTCAGCGTCGTTATTTGCTATTTGATAACCACCAAAATCAGCAAGTACAGATTGTGTCTGTTGAGGTGTGGCTGTAAATTGATTTTGTAAAGCAATATTAGCTTTTTTGTATTCTAGGTTTTTACGTATATCCTCTATAGTTAGACTTGTGCCATTAGGCTGAATAGTGCCTACTTTCCAATTCCCCCATGTTTTTGTTACTTTGTTTACATCTTCGTCTAACTTAACTTTTACACCTAAACTATTTCCAGGATTAAAGATAAATTTAGTGTCATTGAATTTAATTATTCTACCATCTTTATCTTTCTCGACTAACAATGAAGTTCCATCATTTTGAACTTTAAATTCTTGAGCCCCTATATTTCCATATTCACCAAAATACCTAATATTAGCCTCCTCATCTCTACCTCCTTCACCATTACTTTGTCTTTGTATAAGAGTTTGTAGTTGTGCATCAAATCCTTGTGCTCCTTTCGCCCAAGAAGAAAAAGAGTTTTTTGCATTTGTTGTAAATAATTTATATTGAGTAGCGTCTATTTCTCCTCTATTGTATCTATCTGACGCATCTTTAAGAGCTACACGATACGCACTAACGCCTTTAATAGCTAACTCATCTAAGCTTTGTGTTTTAGTACCTTCCCAAGCATTTAATTCTGATTGTACATCATCAAATTGTTTTTGCACTTCTGCAGACGCTGCTTTCTTACGCTCCGAAATACCACTAACAGCGGACACTAAATCCCCTGTTAATTTCCCAGTATCTAAAAAGTCTGTCTGCGCTTTATATTTAAAATACTCCATACTTTATTTTATTTTAGGCAGACCTAATAATTGTTTATAAGACATTAAAGCATCATCAAAACTTAATTTAGGATTCTTAGCTGTATAATCTTCCCAACTCATTAAGCCTAATAATTCTGCTTTATTATTTAATTGCTGTAATTCCATTTTTTGATTTGGTGTCGTTACTTTAGGTAATGCTATTTGCCCCTCTTCTAAAGGAAGACCGTAATCCTCTGTACTGTATTGCTCCATTGCGTCTACAGAAGGGATAGTTGTATAGTCGTTAGTATTAAACTCGTTAGCATCCGTCGCTGTCAACCCAGCCATAGCATCTGCACCACCTGTATTAACTACACCTTTTGGATTGATTGCACCAAGCCCTGCTACTGCAGAGCCTACCATACCCTCTATTGCTTTAGTTTTTTGTGTTTGTGCATCTGCAGCGGCTTCTTGTGCTCCAGTAGCTTGTGCTGTCAATATATCAGCATCACGATTTGTCTTCTCTAAATCAATAGCCGATTGCTCTTGCATAACAAGCATATCACGTCTGTTTTGTGCTTGCTCCATTTTAGCAGCCAAAGCTAAATCTTGCTCTAAGTTTTGTTGCTGAACTCTTGGCACTAAACCAGCTCCCTCAGCACCCATACTTTTTAGAGCATCTAATGACGCTACAGTGGATTGTGCTTGCGATTCTTTCGCTAGGTCATATCCAAGTGTAGGGACACCTAATGCTTTGTAGTTGTTTATTCTACTAATGTTTTTTAATTCGCTAGTAAATTGTTCTGCTGCTTTCTGAGCTTCTTTTTGTTTCTTGTTAGCTTGTGCGTACTGTGCTGCACTTAGCCCAAGTCCTCCTAAAGCTACAATTGTTGTGGTTGCTGCTGCCATATCTTTATCATTTCAGTGCAATTTGTGTCACCCTTAATGAATCCACATTTTGCATATTTATTAATCAAACTTTCATTCTTTAACGAAGCGTAAATATAATTAAATCCATTCTCTTTTGCAAATAAAGATAGTGTGTTTATTAATAATAATAAAGCATCTTTTCTGTCTTTATCTACATATTTTTTATTGGATACTATATATTCAAGCCATGCTATTTTGGAATTTGTAAAGTAAATAAAGCCAGCACAAATATCTGCATGACCTTTAGAAACAATAAATCCAGTATCAGGTAGAATATCAAACGGTGGTGCTGTCCAATTCCAATCTCCCCACCATTTTACTAATGTATCGTTGTAAATTTCCTCTGTGACTGCTTTAAATTCAAATTCCATTTCACAAAGATAAGAAATTTTTAGGAAAAACTTTTAAATGTCTCTGATGTAATTATAAATAATTCTTGATAAGATGTGCTAGTGTTAGTTAACTCAACTGTCATATAATCACCTCGTAAGCCAAAAGACTCTGCCATAGAGTTCTTAACAAATACTATTACATCACCTGGAGATGGCGTATTTGTAGCTGCTGCCGTTATTCTAATAGAGTCAGCATCATGACTTAATACCGTACCTATCAATAATAAATCTCCATTATCTACTAAGTAAATACGATCACCTGAAGATATTGATGGGTTTACAGTAAACTCAAATGTCAATTCACGTATCCCAACTGTTGGGTTATAAGCATCCATTGCACCTATGCCTTGTACATTTAACTTTTGTAGATTATCGTCATTCTCGTAACGTCTGATATGTGAATACCAGTTACCCTCCTTGTACTCAAAGAAATCAGACGATATTAATCCGTCCTCTAAATTCGTTTCAGCTGTTAAATCCCATGCGTTTGACCCACGTAACGAAACAGTCTTAAATACTTTTGGTACTGCTGGTTCTGTGTTAAACACAGTGGTGATAGATGAATCGTATTGAACGCCATAGTAATTATTCCTTAGCTCATTTGTGAAGTGTTGGTATAAGTTACCATTCTTAAATGTGAAAAAGTACCCATCAATACTTACCATCCATTCAGGGAAGTATGAGTGGCGTGATGTCCACGCTTTATCGTCATGTGAGTATGATATTGTTACGCTCATTATTCTATTATTTCTGGTTGGTCTGAATCTGTTTTCTTAGCTACAATAAATTGATGAGTGTGAACATCGTACCCTCCAATCAACGCAACTATAGGATCTGTCTCGTTGTTTAACATATCCCTAAAGTAATCTTTCATGTCAAGTTCTGATATATCGAAAGACTGTCTACCTTGGACTTGGATAATTGCCCCACGTCTTTTGTCGATACACCACATACTTTCTCCCCATGAAGCGAAGCTTTCAGGGTTACTTGATATACCAAATTCACCTAAATTTGGCAACTGTGTGCCTAAAACTATTGATGAAGCTACAATCTCACCACCGCCATCAGAGCTAGATATTAAGTTTTTATTTACTAATACACTTGATATTTTATTCTCTTGGAAAACAACCAAGTCTGTATCCCTTGCAAATAATTTCTGTATTGATCCGAACTCAATCTCTAAGTTTTTATAATTTACATTCGCTAAAATAAACTCATTGAATCTATTGTCCTCAGTCTCTACAGAGAATGGCTGACTATAACATATAGAGTGTCGTCTATTCTCTTGCCTGTAGTCTTCAATAGTTGTTGTTACACGTCTTGATAGCTTGGTAGTAGCCTCATTGTAGTCATCTCTAATTCTGTTAGACTCAATACCATTACCAAACGTAAACGCATTAAATACGTTGTTGTTTACGTTCTTATGGTTTAATGTTATTGCAGCAGGGCTTAAACCTACTTGATTTATATCATCCTCATTAAAGTAAATATACCCAACTTCTGCAGCTCCTGAGCCTGGGAATCCAAAGTCAATAATAATAGAATATCTATCTTCAGCATTTGTTACATCATAATATCCCTCAGGTATCCTTGATGTATTTGAGTGACGTACATAAATTGAATCACCTACATTAAAGTAATGAGGATTACGGTTATCACCTAACTGTGTAAGCCTAGTTAAACCACCTGCAAACTCCCAGTCGTCATATTTCCAGCCTACAATGTGTTTACCATTGTCTATTGCATAAGTGTGCGATAGTTCATGGTATATATCTACATCAGCATCTAAAGGGTCTGTCTCAAATACTATTTGGCTTGTTAGTGAATTATATGTATAGTATACATCAATAAAGTTACGTGTGTTGTCAAGTGAGTCAGTAGTTCCTTCATATCCAACTAAAAACATAGACACATAAGAAGATGGGTTATGTATTGCAGCAAAATCAGTCACTTCAGCTCTTCTGAAGAATACTCTCTTATATCCTTGATTTCCATCGTCATCATAAAGTATAAAATTTTGATAAGCTCCCGACTCATAAAACCATTCTTCAAAGTCAATATAATCATTTGTTACTGTGAACTCTTGCCAATCTGTTGACGCAACTTGTGATTGAGTGGCTTTTATTCTTATTGTAGTCCCATTAGATACAGAACCAAAGCTAGGCAAAACACCAACTGCTGGTCTGTACCCTGCAGTCCAAATCTCTTCGAGCCAATAATTAACACCCCGATCTTCATTTGGATCTAATGGTGCATTAGCAAAATTATACCATGTTGGATAAGTTGTTTTTACTCTAATTACCCAATAATCCCCAGGATTATATGTAGCTGTTGAAGAGAATTGTATTTGAATACCTAAATTAGTTGTTTCAGTTATTTCTTTAATCTGTTTTGGCGTTGTTAAATTAGTATAGTCAGATACTAAAAAACCTGTCCCCAAAGCAGTTGAATACGCACCAGCATTTAAAGCTTGTGCTAGGACATTTTTATATCTAAACTTTAACTGTCCATCATCAAAAATCTCTACTATTATTCTTTTATCACCATAAAGAGTGCCGTTTAAAATACTATTATTTGATGTTTGATTTATTACAGCATAATCAGGAGTAACTGTTAATGTATTGTCACCATCTCCATAAAAAAATGTTTCAATAGGGTGGGGGACAGGCATATTTCTGTACGGCAATTTAGCAGGTTCAGTAAATTGGTTTAAAGGCTTCCAAATGACTCCACTATTCCCTGAGTAAGTATATGAATAATTAATTATATCATTACCTGTAAATTCATCCGCCTCTGCTTTTATTCTAAAATAAAGCCCTTGTGGTTCAGATTCACCTAAAAAACTGTTAGGTTGATACACTTTTTCAAGTATCTTATATTTTTCTCCATCTCTAATAATATCATTAGACGCTTTTAAAATAATATATTTACCTACTTCTACTTTATCTACATCTGAATCATTAATTAAGAACCATCTAAATACATTGTCTAAAAAATACCCCCTAGGTATTACATTATAATAATCCTCTTTATCTTGTTTTATTGCTAATCTAAAATTAGTTGCAAAATCTGGTGGCGTATGACTAATTGTAACCTCAAGTGAATTTGCTTTATCTGAGTCGCTGTATTTTATGAAGGTATTTGCATCGTACTTAGCCAATGCAGTAGTCATCCTACCGAACTCATCAGTATAAAGTAATGCTACCTCATAGTTCCGTCCTGATTTTAATGTAGGTAAATATTCTTCTACCGTTAATGCTTGAGATTTTACCTCAACAGTGAAATCTAACAACTCTTCTGTAACGTCGAAAAACTGTGTGTAGTTGCCGTACATTAATCTTGATCCAGTAATCTCTTGTGCTTTAGCTAAAAGAGGTACATTATCAAATAATCTCTCTAACTGTATAGCAGGCAATACACTGTAAATCTTGTTGTGCTTAAAGACAATACTCTGTGTTGTGTTTTCAGCCCAAGCGTTATTTGCTTTATTCAACGTATCAATTACGTATAGATTCTGCGCCCGTGAGTCTACATAAACTATCTGAACATCAGTAACAAGCTCATTACCAGTATTAAAGAACACCTCGAAGCTATTGAACTTGTTAGTCATGTCAGGGATTGATCCTGTGAAATAGTCAGGGTCTGTTCCATTAGGCTCAAATATATCTGGTGTAAACGGACTTAAAGAGCTCCATTCGCCATCTATATATTTCCATCTATAAGCCACTTGAACGAACTTCTCAAGCAAATTGTTTTGCTCATCATCTACCTCAGCAATACTTGGTACGATTGCAGGAGCGTATAATGGCGGTCTTACTATTACATTAATATCAATAAATAAGTTTTCATCATCTACATCGTAAGTCTTTACACGCCCAATATTCACTTTACGTGGTGGATTTAAAGCATCTGTGAAATATAAATATTCAGAATCATCTCTTAACTTAATATAATTAAATCCAGTTATTAGATTGTCTACACTAAAATTTAGTGCGTTATTTCCGTTTCTATCGGATTGACAAACACGGGTAGCGGTACTTGTAGCTATATCATATTCATATATACCATCAGTAGAGTCGGATGTGATTATCCAATAAATCTTTTTTTCTTGCGGTACAGATATAGCACCTATACATCGAGCATTAGTTATATCAGCTCCATCAACTAAGTCCTCTAAATCAGACGACAAGGTATTACCTAGAATGTTCTGTGCTAAACCTAAGTTTGAGCCACTAGATGTTCCAACCTCTACATTTAAAGCGTCTCTATATTCACCATCAGGAAGTAGTCTGTCGTCCACATCCTTATTCATCTTTCCCTTAAAAAAACCTCTAGTTAATGTAGCCATACTATTTACCTCTACTTGCTATAATTCCAATTATTCTTGATGGGTGCAAATTACTCATACGAATCTTTGCGTTTCTAAGTCTTGCATTTTTCTGATCCCTAGCACGTCTTACAATGTACTCCTGAACATTTAACTTGTTATCAAGTATTGCCCAACGGATATAAGAGTAAATGAAATCCTCAGCTAATTTGTTTATTACAATGTCAGCATCGTTACCATTCTCTAATCCATCTGTAACGTACTCAAGCACAACTCTAAGTCCACTTGCTCCAGAACTAAAATTAATTACACCTGCTTTCTTATCAATAAGGAAAGTTATGTTGTTTGAGTTATCAGTTCCATTTACACCATAAAAATCAGCTACACGTGTATCGTCTAATGTGCTCTCCTCTATTACTACATCATCAGCAACTCCATCAATGTATATTTCATTATTTGCTGTTTGCTGGTATGATGTAGCTGTATTTATGCGTTTATTCTCTTTAATTGGAACTAATTTGCCATCTACAAGATTATACACCCCTACCCAATTAACATAGTCAGGGGGAAGTATCATATTTAATGCGTCTCCAATACTTAGTTCAAGTGATTTGGTTACTTTTAACGCATCATAGTTTAATTCTTGGACAGCACGTTTTGCATGAAATATAACTTGTGTACGCTTTACATTATTAATTAGCGACTCATCGCCAGTGTAATATAGCATAAAAGCGTTAACCACTTCACGCAAAGTAAGGTACTGATATCGCCCCCAGTTAGCGGGATTTAATGTTCCTGTACCGTTGGTAAAATACTCGTAATTAGTTAAATAAGGCATACGTTATACAGATTTTAATATTTGTTCTTCAGCAGCAGCCACTTGTGCTACTACATTCTCTCTTATTGTAACACCACAGTGTTGTAATATTTTCATTGTTAACTCAGCGTAATCAGATAAAGGAACTTCAAAGTCTTGATAGTCATTAGCTCCAGCATTAAATACAGGCTCGCCACCAGTTAATGATATGTATGTCCATTTAGGATCTAACGGGTATCTAATATAGTCAATAAATACATCGTCATCTATTTCATCAGGATAAACTCTAAATGAATTACCAGACTGTATACATACAGGATACGTTAAGCTTGGTTTTGTTAGTAATGATGTGTTTAAATGGATTATTTCTCTTCTTGTAACTTTCTCTATTTCAACCTCTATATTGCTTCCTATATTATAACCATAAGTGATAGCATTAATATGTCTAACTCCTGTATTTACTTCAGGAGGAATTATAAAGATAAAAGGAACAGGATGAGCTAATTGTATATTACCTGAAAAATATTCTATTGCCTCCTGGTGCTTCTTAACATCATCGGAATAATCCTCGCCTATTTGGCGCATTACCCTTTGTTGTTTTGCTCTAGCAAATTTAGAAAAATGCTCTTCAAAAATCTCTAATTGTGCCATCTTAGAATAAAGATTGAACGTCTCAGGTGTTATGTACCCATAGTTCTCTTTGTTTAATATAGCTAAGACAGTATTTCGTATTTCATTAATCATAATGCAAAGATAATAAAAAAGGGCGTAATTTTCATCACACCCTCATTTGTAATTTAAGAAATTATCAATTAAGCAATTGCAATCCCTGATACAGTAATACCTGTAGGTAATTGAATATCAATTACTGGTGCATTTCCATAACTTTGATCGAATGCTTTAATTAATGCGTCTTGCACAGCATTTCTCATTGACTCTACCCCAGTACCACCTGTTGTGGAGTGCGTGATAGTAAGTACATCTCCTGCTGATGATCCACCACCATAGGTAATAACTGTTGTTGTTGCTGATGCTTGCTCAACTAAATTTACATTTTGTGCGGAAAATATCTGAGTATCCTCATCTGTTACCGCTACTCTTAAAAACTCTGCCATTTTCTATTTTTTTTTAATAAGTTTATTTTGCAAAGATACTAAATTTATTACAAATTCTTTTCAAGGTATTTGTAGAAATCAATTCCATCATCAGTCAATAACCATGATAGGAATACATCTTTGTAGTCGTGTTCAAAAGGAACAGTCGTTATTTTCTTTTTATTATTTGGTAAATTGAAATAAATTGCTCTCTCTTTTGGTCTGAATGAAACTAAATTGTTATGGAACGCATCCTCTACAATTCGTTTAACAGCAATTTGAGGGTCATTTACCGTATCTAAAATCTTTTTCGGTTCGTTTGCCGCAAAGATTAATAAATCCCTTCTTAATTCAGACGATTCAAGTTTACTAACTTTTACTGCTCCTAATAATATTTTACCAATAGGCTCAAGTGTTTTAATGTCAGCTTGCTTGATTAACATCTGTGCTTCTAATGCTAATCCAATTTTATCAATCTCCTCAATAGCTGTTTTTTGATCATCCTTCTCAATAAACTCATGCCCTAATCCTGGATGAATATCAAGAAATCTATGTAATGATGGATTGTTCTTTGGTACAATTAATGCGCCATCTATAAATGTAATAGGCTCAACTACAACGTAGCCATCCTGCTCATCTTCAAATGGTGATTTTTGGTTTTTAGCGTAACGAATTGCTCTATTTTCATTAATACTTTCATCGAAGTATAATAAAGCTTTACGCTTTGTTGATTTTGATTGAATTGTATAACTCAATGGAGACTTATTGTTTGTCAATAGATATATTCTATCCTTTAACTCTGTTTTACTCATAAGATTTAATTTAATTAAAATAAAAATAAAGAGGGGAAATTAATCCCCTCTCTAAAAACTACTATTGAAAAATAAAGAAGTTGTTAGCACCTAAAGTACATAAAGCTCTTTCAGATAAGTAGTGTACTTCCATAGCGTCTAAATCGCTAGTTTGCGCACCACCTGCAGAACCTGTAATCCAAGTTTTGTAACGTCTATCTTCAGTTTCAGATTTACGGTATCTAACGTGTAAGAAAGGACGTTTTGCGTTCTTACCTAATACGTTGTCATAAACAGTTGTTGTTCCAGCAGGAACTAAAACACCATTCACAGAACCACCAACAAGATTACCTCTTAATGTAGCATCGTTCAAGTATTTCCAATCTGTTTTGTAGAACTCATATCCACGTTTGAATCCTGAGAAACCTAGGTTCAATGCCATTTGCTCACTGTTGTTGAACATTCCATAAGAAGTTCCACCAACTCCATAAGAGTTTTGAGCAGCTAACATATCGTTCAAGTCAAGATCCATGTCTCTGTTAACGAATAACATATTCTCTTGGATAGCACCTTGTCCATCTAAACGTTTGATGATGTCATCAAAGTCACCTAATGAATCAGGAATACCACCAGACCATACATTTCCTCTATCTTCGATAGAATACAACATACCTTCTGTTCCTTTGTTACCAACGTCAGTAGTTGCTGTTAATGCAGCTACACCAGAGTTAGTTTCAGCAGGAACTGCCTCAACCATAGACATTTCTAAGTAGTCCTCGAAACGTAAACGAGTTTCGTGATTAGACTTGATGTACCATAAGTACCCAGTTCCATTATCACCTTCTACTTCTACCCATCCGATTTGAGCCATATCAGATCCACTAACCTCATATTTATCTTTAATGATAATTGGGTTTACTTCAAAGATTTCAGACTCTGCCTCTAATGCACCTTCCATTCCGTTAACTCCTTTACGGAACTCAGAACCATAAACGAAAGCAGTGATGTCATCATTCCCAGTATCAGGAATAGTACCACCAGCTGCAGCATAATAAGCTACTGTAAATGTATCATTTGCAGCTCTAGCTGTAATTACAGCTTTGTCAGCAGCAGTTGACGCATTATGAGATAAAAACACAGTTTGTCCTACACGGAAGTTACAAGTACCTCCATCTACTGTTAAAACAGCAGTATCATTTCCACCTCCATAAGCGATAGAACAATCAGTGTATTTTGTATGTAAACGTCCTTGTTCTGTCCATTTGATAAGGTCAGACGCACTTGGAAGCTCAGCTCCAACTTGACGTAACATTGCCGCTATAGAACGATTTCCATAACGCTCGAACTCTTGCTCCATAATATCTGGAAGATATTGAGACAAGAAGTCGAAATTTGTGATGTAGTTACTCGATAGAGTAACTTGACTTGGAGCAGGGGTAATATTTATCCCTGGGCTCACTTCTAAATTACCAGCCATTTTTCTTTTTTTTTGGGTTTAATTGTTACACATTTCTAATTTTTACTCTTAAACGTCCGTCGCTAGAATCTCCACTTGCTCTTACCACCGCTCCCGATTGTCTTGTCTGTGACTGACTAGCAGGTGTAGCAGAGCTCATATCAATATTCTTCTGACTTTTTGTAACTTCTGTTACGCCTTCAGATTTACCCAACTCATAAAAAAACTTAGCGTACCCATCAGGGTCTGACGCTATTGACAATGCTTTATGGTATGCTTTAGCATCCTTCAGTAATCCTTGCTCATCTAAAAAGTTACCTATAAAGTTACTTATTGATGATTGCTTTTCTTTTACTGCTTTTGGATCAGCTACCTTATATAGTATTTTCTTGTCGTCTACACTAAATTCAAATCCATCAAAGTTACTATTAAATAACTCGTCTGTCTTTTGAGTGAAGTAAGTTTGCTTGCGTAAAACTTCTGTTTCATAGTCAGATGCTTCTTTCGTACTTCTTTTAAAAGCTTCATACGATTCTTTCTCTTCTATTGGAATAAATGATTCTCTTGACTCAAGAGGAATTTTATATTGTTCCTTTAGTTTGTTGAAATAATCCTTGGCTTTTGCAAGCTCTTTTTTCTTAGCTAATTTTTTAGATTTAATTACTTTATCGTCGTCATAATCCTCATCGTAAATAAACTTTTCGCTCATCTCGAACTGTAAGTCATCTAATTCTAAATCAGGATTTAACTCTTTGTAATAATCTAACAATAAGCTATCTTCATTAACTTTATCGTAGTCTTTGCTTAATTTAACGAAGTCATCTATCCCTCGACCTGTCTCTTCCTTGTACTTCAAGAAAGTTTTAACATCTTCGAAAGGGATTTCATTTGTAACCTCTTTTTCTTTAAACAAATCTTCAATAGAGTTTAATTCTTTATTGTATTTTGTCTTTATATGTGAAAGAACGTCATTATCTGTTACCTCATATCTAGCAGAAACCTCTGGTTCTTGCTCTTGACTTTCAGTACCTCGTTGTTGTTCACTATTTCCAAGGTTTTTATTTTCTTGCTCCGCTTGAGCTAAAAATTCTGCCTCTTTTTCTTGTATTGACTTCTCTTCTGTTCCGTCAATTGATTTTACTTTAAACATATTTAATTGAATTTAATATTGCAAATTTAATAAAAATTTTTGAATAAAATTATCTCGGTTCAAATTCTGATAAATCAAATCCATCAAGTGTATCCTCATTACTCTCGAAATCTATAGGTTCAGACTCTTTTTTACGCTGATCTATTAACTTAGATTGAACTGTCCCTTGCTTCTTTACTCGCTCATCTTTTCTGTCCTCACGCTCTTTTTCTTTTTGAGACAAAGCTTGTGATTCCATACCTTTTAGCTTCATATTATATTGGAACTCTACATCCATTAATTGTTTCTTAGCCTCTACCTCAGCTTGCATAACTTGTATCTTAGCTTGAGCTTCTGCATTAATAGCTTGTAGCTTAGCTTGTGATTCTAATTGTAACGCTTGCATTTTAGCTTCAGACGCAACTTGAGCCGACTGACTATTCATAACAGTCTGCATCTCCATTTTCTTTTGCTCCTCAGCCATCCTAGCTTCGTTACGTTTTTTCTTCTTAACTTTAAGAAGTTCGTTTGCAAGTTTGATGTTTTTAATTTGTCTAATATCAATAGCGTCATCTAAGTCTATCATACCTTGCTGAAGAGCAATCTGGATATTATTCTCCATATTAGCTCTCTCTTCTTCGTCAGGTGCTACTTGTAAATATATACCAAAAGAATACAGATATAACGTTTTAATATCATTTAATAATGAAACATTATATTTACCTATTTGCATAGCAAACTCATCCTTAAAGTCGGCATACTCTAAAATATCAGCCGTTCTTACAATACAAGCCTCAGCTAATCTCTTTGTAAGCGTAAACCCACCTTTTAATATATGACGTGTTGCTGTATTTGAATTTGCTGCCGCTAATTTCTGTAACCCTACTAATGAATATGAGTCAGGTCTCGAACCATCAACAGCCTCATTAATACCTGTTACATCACGTATCATATTTAGGTAGTGATTATATTGATTAATTAATGATGATATTTTATTTAAACTATCACCTTTACCAATCTCCTGGATAGGAATTTTACCATGATTAAATTCTCCATCTTGAGTCATTGACCTACCAATGATACTACCCGTTTGGAAATATAATTTTAATGCGTCCTCTGGATTATATGCAGCACCCGTGCCTAAGTCAACCTCATTAATACCGTCAGCATCAATATAAATACCATCAGGAACTAATCTTGATAATATATGCTGAAGTTTTAAGTGAATAAATTGTATTTGGTCTGCAAATGGTATCATACGTCTTACTAACGAATCGTAAGACCCTTTATATGATCTTGGAGCAATGCCTATATAGTTAGGGTAAACTTTATGTGTCGCAGCTTTAGGTCTAACCATGTTTTTTTGAAGATCCCACTTCAATAACTTACATGAACCTAAAACCATTACACCGTCATACCATACGTCAATTGTTTTTGATAGCTTAGAGAATCTATTATCCATCATCTCATCTTCAGATGGATTGAATTGATCGTCACGTTTTATAACACGTTTGCCACCGTTATTTAATGTTTTTTCCTTATAGACAGTATTTATTGTTGTTTTATAATTAAAGTACAACATCGGAACTGTCTCCGCTTTATAAAGTTCATCATGGTATCTATAGTATCCACCATATTCTTGAACCCATAATATACCCTCTGCTTTTAATTCCTCTAACTCATCATTTGTAATTGATGGATTTATTTTCTTAATCTCAGAATAGTGAACTTGTTTTACCTCTCCAAAATAAAAACAGTCATCAAAAGTAGGTGATTCTGTATATGAGTGAACTATATAAGCTGGATCAACATACTCTATTTTTAATCCTATATCTTTATTAAATGAATGTTTTACCCAAGATACACCAAGTGTAATAACGTCAATGTCGCATCTTTCTTTGATAGATACGAAATCATTCATGTTTAATATATTAGATATTGAAATCTCACAAGCTATCTCTATTGACGGCTTATATTTGATTTGCATATATAATTCTAGTTCTTGATCATTTTGTGGTAACTCCTCTGGAGGAATGTTATAAGCATCTACACCCCACTCTTGTTTTGTAATTTCTAATATGTCTTTTGTTAACATATCAGACTCTACTAATTCTTGGAACTTATTCTTTTTTTCTGCTGATAACGCATCCTCAGCACTAGCTTTAATTTCGTAATCACGATTAGATATTCCATTTCCTACAATGTCGACAAATTTTGATATAATAGGTATTGGTGTCCAATCTAAATTAGTATAAGATAAATCACCTTCTATTGCAAATTCTGATTTATACTTATCTACTGGCTGTTCACCCCTAGCGTATAATCTTAATAAATGGTAATCTCTCCATTGATCATAGTACTTGCAAGTTGCGCCTGCACGTTTGAACCATTCATATTGAATAGCTTTACCTACACTAAGACCATATTCTTCAGTAGCTTTATCTAAGTCACTTATCGAATGAGATGGAAAAATAGCCGACTCGACTAATCTTTTATTCATACTCTGCTAATTTACTACTTAATCCTCCTTTGTTATTGTATCTTGCAAAGTTAACACTTATTTTTGACTTTTTTTGTTCAACTTGAAATTGATGTTTATTATTTGCCATAATTGCATATCCAGAACTAATCGAAGCATCATATTTCTCACGCTTTGTTATATTGAAATTAACCCAATCTAATAACGTTCTATTGAATGGCATATTACCTATCTCTTCAGGATCTCTATATGTGCCTTCTGTATCATATCCAACGTGTGTTTCGATATAAGTTTCAATAGAAGCGGCATGGGCTTGTTTTATATCTTCAGATGATGACGGTATTCCACCTAGCTCTTTTTCTGTTTTTGATAACTGCTCAATCTTCTTATCAGGTCTATTCATAGAGAATTTTCTATATCCTCTATTCTTAAAATGATATAATAGCCTTGGTTTATTATTCTCACACAACATTGGCATACCATAAAAGAAACAAGCCATAAGAACGTCCTCAAAGAATATTTCCGCTGTTTGAGGTCTAGCTATATACTCTAAAAAGAAAACATTAGGAGGTACGTCATCATCCATTGAGAATCTTGTTAATCCATGTAACGATCCATTAGATCCGCCCCCACTTACTGTTCCAGATATATCATAAGGGTCACATCCAAACGCCCCTAAACTTTCATTTAATGGTATAAATTGTCCATTACGATTTGCTACTCTATTTTGTAGTCTTAATGGAGGTATCCATGATATTAAAAATCTACCCTTATTGTCTGGAGTGAATACTACTTGAGTATCTTTTAATCCGTTTTTCCAACTAAAATTCCCTTTAGTCAAATTCCTTGCGTGTATTTGACCATCATTAAAATCTATTTGAGAATATAACTTTGTTAAGTTAAATATAGACTCTTTAGATTCATCACGGAAGGCATGAGGTTCAGTTCTTGGGAACTGTCTGTAAAATTCATTTAGCGCATCTTGATCTCTTTTTAATACGTCTGCCTCACGCTCCCAATATGTAATTGCACCTATATCAACAAAATCACCTTCAGAATTTTTAATTGGCTCTTTTGGATCTTCAACTATAGCATAGCCATATTCATCAATAAAACCCTCTAAGTTATGCTCCATTGGAATAAACAAAGCATATAAACCTGATTTTGTTTGACCGTTGGCACTTCTATACCTTGGATTTGAATCTTCATATAATGACTTAAATTCATGTCCACCTTTTGATTTAGCATTTGATGTTGAACCCATCATACACTTTCCTACAATGCGACTACCTAAACGTAAACAAGTCTTTGTTACACGCCAGTTATTTAAGATGTTATTAGGCTTTATCCATTTCCCAGATTCATCGTGCGTTAAAAACTTTAGCTTCTCACCATCGTATGAGTTGTCATCTGTATTCTTCCAATCTATTGACGTGTCAAGCCCCTCAACCTCTTCTTCGTGATCTTGCATCATGGTACGCTTAGTTATCCTTGACGCAGGGACACGGAAAGCTAATTCGGTTTTTGGATTGTCACTACCATCCTGAACAGGTTTAAAAAAGAACGGATAATTCTTTAATATTGGCACAACCTTATTGGTAAACATAATCTTAGCGTCACTACCCGTCTTAGATAGTATCCCAATTCTTGCGTCCTTAGCAAGTGTACTTATGTTTACACATTCAGATGAACTCATAAATGAAAATCCTGAACGTCTATTTTTTAAGTAGCACATTCCAAATGAACGCTTATCAGCTTTGCAAGCTTCCCAAAAAATAAATAATATTCTGTTTGATTCACGAAAATCAGGTAGCCCAACATCTATCTTAGAGTAATTCAAGTAGACGTATTGTGAGCCAGTCATGTAAGTCTTTACACCTCTATTCATAAACCAATACCCATACTCCCTTTTATCAAATTCGTTATCAATAAAGTCTACATACTGAGATTTAAAAGATTTATCTCTTTTATTCCATTCAAATACTGATTTTAGCTTTTGTAATTCATCAGGTAATGGTGTTGGTGTCCATCTATTATTTTTATTATCTACCCTATTCGGTGTAGAAGGTAGTGCTATTTTTAATGAGTTTATTTCGTATATTTGCCCAATAGTACCATCTTTCGATATAACAACTATATCAAACTCTTCATTGTAGCCATACTCCCATTTTTTCTTTTTGTTACGACTATCAATTTCTTTTACAGATATTGGTTCTATTATTCTATATAACTGACTCATTTATTTGATTTTACCGCTCTTCTCTCAGCGAAACTAGAAGGTATTTCTTTTACGTCTTTTTTATCAATAGAATTTTCATATAGTAAATTCTCCTCGTCCTCTATCCTTTTTAACATCTCTAAAGCATCATTGAACGCTAATTTTTTAGCTGCTGCTGCGTTCTTCATTTTATCGGCAGATATATCTGAATCATCACTATTGCCTATAATTGGATCTCTTAATACTTTTATAAGCTCATCAATTCCCTTTTGAGCTGCATCAAGTATTTCTTTACGCTTTAATTTATAGTCACTCATAATACTATGGATATGTCTTTTGTCTTCATCCTATATAACATTTCTTCACCAATGATGAACTGATACTCGCTGTACGGTGTAAATATTACTTTTGTACCTGCTGTAACTTCCTGGCTAAGCAATTTTTTATTAGTGTATCTGACTACTCCATGATTAGGCTCGTATATGTCTGTTGAAAATGACAATGTAGAATCGACTGGTTTTATGAATACAAAATCGTCTATAGAGTACCACTCACTATTTTCTTGAGTATGCAAGTATGCCTGATCTAAATCAACTAAATATAAATCATCAATTATATGACCGAATCCACTTTTCTCATTTCCGCCCATTCCATAATATTTTCTAAATATATTATGATGGACTATTATAGTATCACCTATCTTAACATCACCACTATATCCAATAGGTGTTTCAACTACTGTTGCGTATCGCTGTGTAGCTGTATGGTCTTCTTGTGATACAGATGTGATAAACTCAACACCCTCAATATTCTTAGTGTTGTTATATCTTTTTCCGTTAAGTGGTTTTACTAAAAATGAGAATAATGGCTTCATTAAAAATCAATATCGTATTCAATTGTTAATGGTAATGATTTATATAAACTTTTCCATTTTACAACCTCTTTGTTTTTTTCAATAAATATATCAAAGCAATTATCACTGTTTAAAAAACTATGAATTTTATACTCAGCATCTAATACATTAATAGTTTGCCCTAAAATATAGTGCATACCTTTTGTGTACTCATTACCTACTGTTATTCTTCTAATCGTATTCACCAGTCTGCATATTTATTTTGATTTCACCATATTGGTTATACATCTCCTCTTGAAACTTTCTTAAATCTTCAGATGTAATATTTGATTCAGCAATCAATCGTTGCTTCTTTGATTCTAAACCGTCAAGCAGTATAACCGTGTCGGCTAGGTCTCTTTTTTGCGAATGATATCGCTCATTTAAAGATAGAACATACTGATATTGTTCATCTGTTAGTTTTCCTTTACTCATTATATTTAATTTAATTTAGACAAAAGTATGTAAAAATTTGTAATAAAAAAAATATTTTAATTATTTTAATAATTCCACTCAACTGTTCGGAAATTCCGATTAGTTCAAATTAATAAAACAACAAAAGGGGCTGTAAAAACCCCTTTCCTTACCTAACGTTTTAAAACAAATATAAACAAATAGCACACACCTCAAAAAAAGGTAAATATGATTAGCACAAATATACAAAAAAAAGCAGTACCGAAATACTGCTCTCCTTATTATTAAAACACTTTATGAAAAAATTTGTACAAATATACTATTTCATTTTGGAATATACTGTTTTTCCATTAACTTTTTTTGCTCTTAATACTTGTTTACGGTTGCCATGCTTTCTGTAACTTACATGAATCCAAGCTGGGTTATTGTCATCCCCGAACTCAAAAATCAACTGATCAAAAGTTAAATTTACTTTGATCCACTCAAACATTTCTTTATTCGTTTTATGTCCAAATGTGTCATCTATATCCATAGCGCATCCATCCATTGCCATGTGTTGGCTATTTTTAGAGCCTCCTATCGCATTATTAACTCGTGGACTACGAAATATACTATTAATCTTTATTGGTGCATCTACCCACTCCCTAAGCGGCTCAAATACCTTTTCGCAAAGTAGCTTAATGTTTTCCATTTGCATACCGCTTGGAATGTTCTCAATACCTGTATTGGTCTGAGTAGCTTCTGCGTAAGATACGTGCTTAGTTATTTTCATCTTTTAAAGTTTCTTCGGTTTTTAACGCTCTATTCCCTGCAATTAATCCAGTTATACCACTAATTAACCACAAAACCATCTTAAGTTTAGGGTTCGCTTCTACTAATCCACTTTCAGCAATCAATAAAGCAGCACCACTCACCGCAGTTGCTAACTGTCCTTTACGTCTATTGCGCTTTGAACTTCTGGCTTTGATTTTTTCGATTGGATTCATCTGTTTTTTATTTCAGTTAGTATTCTATTATTCTCGATTAATACGTTTGTATTCTCGTTTAACTGCTTTGTTAACTCTATTCTTTGCTCACCGTTGCAAACTTCTATTTTAGCCTCTAATCGGTCAACTCTTCTATTCGTTAACGCATTTTGTTCTGAATAAGCACCCCATAAAATATATAATGCTAACGCTAAAAATCCACCTTTTGCAATTTCTAAAACTATACTCTTTTCCATGCCACAAATTTAATAAAAAATTTTATATTTTTCTTTGCCATTTTACTCTATATTAATTATACTTTGTTTTGGTTTGTAATCTATCAATGGTAATTCTTTTACCCATATATATTCATCGTTTACGCATTGCTCCATTTCTTCTATTGAAATAATCCAATTATTGTCCTCGTCTTGTACCGAATTGAAATAACTATCAGGAGCATATTCCTTGCCTTGTATTTCTTCTTTTTGTTCAATTGTTAATAGTCCTACTTTCATATTATTTTGTTTTAAATATACAACAATATAAGCATATTACCTAAATATTTCGGGATAAACTTGTTTGATATGCTTGTACGGCGGTATATAAATCTGTTATTTCAGTAGTTGTTAACGTATCTCCGAAATATGTAAAAGAATGCTCCCTTGAATTATAGTTGTTTACCGTTACATTACTTCTCCTTGCACCTAAAACTACACTAACATTTGGAGCAGTATTTCCAGTTGTAGTAGATTGTCTTATTTGTGTGCCATTACGAAACATTTTTTGTGAGTTAATATTCTCTTTTATTATTACAAACAAACCTCTTGTATCTGTTATAAAATTACCCGAACCATTTGTAGCAAAGTTATTCGCACAAAATAAAGTTGTTGATGAAAGGTCTTTTAAAAATACTTGTGTACCATTAAAACTTGCATCAACTCCACCAAAATCTGCACCCGCTAAGATTGAATTTACTCTGCTATATATACCCGCTGAAACATTCGAAGTCGTGCTATTTAAAGACAAATTATAAAATGTATCCGCAAAGCCTGTTGTACCATTTGGTAAAGCTCCAGTACTTGAATGCGTCCACCCACCGCTAAATGTTAATCTAAATGCTACGTCTAAATCTCGTGGGTCTTTTAAGTTAAATTTATGTGTTGAAGCTGTGCCACCAACAAAAGGATAAATTGCTTTCATCTTTGCCCAAAGTCCATAGGTTTTTAAATCATTTACCAAAGCAATAATAGCGTATTGTTGCGTATCGTCTGTAATTCCTGTTGCACTAATAAAAGCCAAAGCATCGGCATCAGTTGTAGATATTCCTTGAACTATACCACTAACTTGACCGCTCCTTGTTCTTAATCCAAAACGTGCTACACTCATGGTGTTAATCTATTTATATAACCCGAAATACTTATAACATTTGTAACACTTGCAAAAGCTGTTATAGTTGAAGCAACCGACCCTGTGCCTGTTAAAACTAATCCTGTTACTAATATGCTTAATCCACTTTTTGCGGGTATCGCAGCAGTTATCTGATTGCCCGTACCTGTTGCTCCAAACTCTACTGTAATATTTCTTGAAATTGTATCGTTATTTGTGCAATATAACCATACCTCGTCAATTACTGTTGAACTCGTACCTGTTGCATGAACGGTTGTTCCTGTTGACGCTGTTGCTGAAATCTGTATCGGTTTTCCTTGTGAACTTCCACTTAAAGGTAATTTTGCTATGCTTCCCATAATTTAACTAAATGATTGTGCTATTAAAGCGGTTTGTAATTCATCTGCTCCACCAGACACAACTAAATCACCACTCCCTAAAACACTATTACCGTTTATTGTTTTTATATTCGTTCCACTTACTAAAGTATCTTGTTTTGTAGCTAATCCATCAACTAAGGCTTTTGTATTTGCATACGTAGTAGTTGAACTTGCAGTATATGAACTTGATTTATTTGTTGTGTTCTCAGGCGTGTAACCTAATATATTTGATATGGACGCTGTTTTCCATTGTGCAGGACTTACACTGTTATCATACCACAAAGTATCTTTTAATGTAGGACTTTGCGCTTGTACATTGTGAAGTTCATCTAATTCATAACCGTTTTGAACTTTTACGTACATCCTTCCAGCACTACCATTTGAAGCAGTTGTTACCACTCCTAAATAAACTAAATGATTTGGTGCGTATGGTTTTACGTTTGTAATCGTTCCAGCAGTTGCGCCTAAGAATATAGGGTCGCCATCTGCATAAGTTGAAGTCGGTAATATTGAAAGTCCATCCAATAAACCTTGCATCATTATTAACCCCTTTTGATTTGAAGCTATTGAAGTTGATAATACAAGCCCTACCGTTTGTGCAGAAGTTGCGTCTCCTACATTGTTCGCTCTTTTAACAGTCATTCTATCGCCTGTTCCACCAAAGGCATACACTGGCATTCCCTTTGTCAAAGATACGCTATCTGCATTTGTTACATAAGCCAATAAAGTATTTGGTGCAGTTCCGATAACTTGAAAGTTTACCGCAGTTGAGTTATAGATACAAAGCATTTCAGCACCATCTATAATATCTCCACCAATTAACTGACCGTTATTATTTCTAAATAATGGAATAGCACCAATTGAATTTATATTTAAAGTACATGAAGTTGTATTGCCATTTGTAAATCGAATCAAATAAACATCGCCATCATTGTAAGCAGTTACTCCTGTAATAGTTGTGGTATACGTATCTGTTCCCGAAGCTGTACCTTTTGGAATACTTTCAGAACTTATTATAGGGCTACTTGGATTTGTTCTATCTATTGTAATATTTTGACCAGCTACTAATTTACTCTCCGAGCCTAATTGATCTAATGTAATATTACCACTACCAAGTAGTGTTTGATTGTTAATTTTTTTTAAATTTACTCCAGATATTAACTTGTCTTGTTTCCCTGGGACTATTTGGTTTAAAGAGTTTATATCTTGCTCTTCCTTTATCCTTCTTATTTTATCAATAGAAGATTGTAAATTAGTCTTTGGATCAACTGACATGACTATTTAAACAATAACATTCTAAACGCTCCAACATTTACGCTTGTAGCGTCATAAACTATCTGCATATACTTATATGGGAATGACGTTCTAGTTATCATTCTATTTGCTGCTGTAGCTAAATTAATATTTACAAAGTTGCTGTCAAAATCCTGGAACGGAGCGTCTAAGTCATTAGATGCTTTTAATGTAATATTAGCTGTCCCATCAATAGAGTATCCAACTGATGCAAATGTACCAGATAAATTAGTAGTTACGTTTGTAATTGTAATAGCGTCTAATATTTCTTTCTCACCAGTAAATGTAATAACACCAGCAGCCGCATAAACATAAACACCCTCGTCAGCTAAAATTGTTGTAGCATGAGCTGTAACAAAGTTTGTTCCTGTTTGAGTTAAACTTGTAGCAAATGTAGCTAAATAGTTTGTCCCTCCAACTGAAACGTTAGCAGTACCTGATGTACCTGTTAATGTTAAAGCTCGTGTAGCTTGAGCATCAACTTGAAGTGAAAACTCGCCCTGCTCATTAAATATTATTGGGTCAGTAGTAAAATCAACTTTTGCTGATTTATAATTTATTTTAACACCAGATACTTTTAAATTAATTATTTTTTTCTGTCTTGCACTCATATCTACAATTATTTATTTTTTTTATGTTTACTAGCAAAAGACCTTGCCTCTGCTTTACTTGAGAACCCCCAAGCTTTTAATGCTAATTTTAATCTTGTTGGCTCACCATTCGGTTTTGTTTCAGCACCTTCCATCCCCCCGAATCTTGCAGCAAAACTAACTCTACGTGGATTAGTGCCAGACTTAACTGGTGCTTTTAAGTTCGAACCCTCTGCTTTTGCAGATGCTCTACCCTTAGCATTTAACCCACCGCTCTTATTTTTACCTTCAGATCGTTGCCAAGCAGGTGTCTTGAATTTTGCCATTATCTATATTTTGCTACCTTTTTAGCTATGCTTTTAGGTTGTTTAACAAGCTGTTTCCCTTTTTTATTTCCAGACGCTTTAGCTTTATTAGTGGCAGATTTTTCACTATCCGATAAAGAATCCCAAGCTTTTTCTGGTAAATATCTTTTTTTACCTTCGGATTTTACCTCTTTACTACTTCCCTTTTTTTTATTAGATGCAGTTCCAGAAGTCATCCATTTTTGTGCTGTCCAATCTCTAAGACTTTGTTGTGGGTCTTTAGACATTATTTTTTAGTTTTAATTTTAGCTTGAATATTTTTACTAAGGTCTTTTAAATGAAAGAGATTCACACTTGATTTAGTATGAGTTTTACCAGTCATAAGATTTCCTTTATCATCTTTGTGAGTACCCTTTCCCGTGTAAAGAGTTCCATCTTTCTTATAATGTGGTACGCCTTTCATATTACTTTTTAGTTTTATATCCTCCGCCTTTAGCTTTGTACTCTTTGGCTAAAAGCTGAGCCTTTCTTGCTGACCATTCCCCAGGATCACCTCCCTTAGAACTTGCTTTTATTTTATTAAATAAAGATTTTCTCATGCTCGGTTTGGTATAATTACCAGCTTGATTAACTTTACTTTTAGCCATTTGTACAAAAATTTTTAATAGGATTTTTTACCCATTTTACTACCCATAGCTTTTTTTGCCATAGATTTTTTTGATGTCTTTGCAGCTACTTTACCTCCTTTAGTCATTTTGCTGTTTCCCTCTTTCATACCCATTTTCATTTTACTTTTGTTTTATGGTTTATAATTTTTAATATTTTATGCTAATGTTATTTTTTTCCATGATCCATCATAACCCCAAAAACCAACGCTTGTAAAAGTTCCGTTTGTACTTGTTACATAAATTAAATGTCCATTTGTTGGAGTTAAAGCAGAAGCTTCGGTAGCTGTTAACCTTGGTAATAATAAAGCTCCTGTTGTTGAATTAATATCTAAGGCTGTGCTCGTTGCTGGTGCTATGCTTCCATTTCCTCCTACTATAACACCTGTGTTAAATACTGATAAATTTATCCCATTATTATAAGAAGCATTTATACAAACATCATTAACACTTACTCCTCCTTGTAATGTATTATTATTTTTGTAAAAGTTTAAATAGTTTACGCCAGAACTTCCATTTGCTCTTAAGTTTAAATAATTGTCATTTGCTGAAGTTCTTGAAATAACGTTTACAATACTATTAAATTCAACTGTTCCCTCTCCTAATACTTTCATAAGGTTATCAGTACTATTTGCTTGAGTAATTTGAAAAGGTATATCTCCACTTCCGTTAGCATCTGAAATTATTTTAACCTTATCACTAAAAACAATATTTGTAGTTCCCCAATTAGCATTTGTCATTGTCAAAGGCGAAATAATTGTCCAACGTGAACCAAATAATGTTGATGATGGATTAGTTACTGCAAATTCACGACTTCTATAAAGTGAATTTGAGTCAGCCACTGTTCTTGTTAGTATCCATGGTCTTCCAGAACCACCTGCAACACCAGGATCTGTAACAGTATAAACTCCATTGTGTGCTTGATTCGCTTGATTCTTAACTATAATTCTATTCCCTGATGCTATTGACACCCCGTTAATAGTTCCCAAAACACCGTTTGCATTTGCTTTTAAAGTTGCTCCAACACCAGGTGCAGTAGAATAAACTGTTCCATTTGCGTATGTACAAGCAGGCAATGCAGCAGATGTAGTTGTATCAACAAAAACTATTACAGATGCAGGAAAAGGAACTGAAGAAACTTTATAGACTATTGGATCTGTACCAATAGTCGGATTCTCTGTGTCCTGTGTAAAGTATTTAGAGTTATTTAAAGAACCTTCTGATATAAACACAACGCTTGGATATATTTCACTAGATTCATTATAATCAGATACTCTAGTTAAGATAAAAGGATTTGAACCATTACCTAACTGTGTAACTACATATACACCATTCTGAGTAGCTGGAGTTTGATTCTTTACTAAAATCTTATCGTTTAAAACTGGAGTAACATTATCAATTTTACCTGTTTGGTTATTCTGAGATAAAATACCATTTGAACTACCAGTTAAAGTACCAGCCCCATTATTGTAAGCACACGTTAATAGAGGTGCAGCTGTAGCTAATTTAGCGTAATATGTTTTTGCTTCAAAATCAATAGTAGCAGGTGCATTAGGATCGTTTCCTCCGTTTAAGTCTAATGGCTCATACCCACATTCTGTAGTTCTGAAATTCTCAAACTCATCTATAGAATAATTAATTCCATTCTCATCGTTTAAATATGAAATAGATATTCCTGATAATATTGAATTACCATCATCGAAAAAATCATAAACTGGATAAATATTATTAGCTCTATTTATTACCATGTTTTGAACAGGGACATTAAAAATATCTATCCCATTTGATGATTCAATTATGATAAAATTTCCTTTTCTGTAAACTTTATATGTCATTTTTTTTATTTTTTAATTATTATGATTACAAGCCCAACCAATTACTAAATACCCAAAATTACACCCCCGAAATTCTTCAAAATCTTCAAATGTATATGGGTCTTCGTTTTCGTCTAATATCTGATTTAAAAATATTTTACTCAATACACTATTGCCTTTATCAAATATATCGTACCACTGATTACTACTATTATGTCTAACAATCTTTACATCTTGTTTTCTAATATTTGTAAAATAGCCATTAGTCATATCCTCTATCTCTAGAAAATTACCAACTACATATATTTTATATTGATTAGCCATTAGAAATTATATTTTATTACTATACGACCTGCTGCGCCTGGTAAAAATGATTGACTACCTAGTGCTGTTGATTTAATTGATCCGCCTGCACCAACCAATGAAGCTGTGGGTGTACCAGTTGTAAAATCTGCCGTTCCAGCACTAAATTTAGCACTCATCCCGCCCTTAGGTGAATCCGACCCTAAAGCTACAGCTAGACTTGAACCACAAACTATAACTTCAGCATCACAAGACTCAATCAATTCGTCTCCAGAAACTATTGTAGATATACCTTTTTTTCCTGCAGTAATAACATTTGGCGTGCCTTCTACTATTGTAGCCGCTAAACCACCGCTTGCAGTTCTACTAGCAAATGTGGTATTGTTACCGTTGTTACCTAAATTTAACGTTGCACCACCAACGACATAAGCTAATACATCACCTGGAGTGACAATCTTTTTGAATCTTATATAGCTACCTGCACCACCACCACATATAGCTTTTGAACTACCTGGGCTTACAGGTGTAAATTTTTGTGGTGAACCACCACCACCCCACATCTCTACCTCAATATTAAAGACCCCTGCTGGCACAGTAAAATTACCACTGCCACTCAATACAACGAATCCATCGTCACCTCCGCCTCCACCAGCAGCACTTCCACATGAATAGTCAATCGGGACATAGCCTATTTGACAAGTTCTAAACTCTTCAAAGTCAACTAACTCCCAAGCTGCATCATTCTCATCAACCATCCAGCTTAACTGAATGTCACCTAAAAACTTCTCGTCTCTTGAATATGAATAATCAAAAAAATCATACTTCACCAAGTCATCCTTCTTACGCTCAATAAACGCATGATCAACCCTTACGTTCCATAAGTCATTATTGTCGGTGTCTATAACCTCCAAATAATTCCCCCTCTTATATACTTTGTAAGTTGGCATAAGTTGTTACTTAAATATTTTTTTATGTAATGATACTCTTAAATCTAAAAAATCAGCATCGCTATAGCTATCACCATTCTCATCTTGAATAGCATCAGTAGATACTCTAGATAAAATTTTATTTTTACCGTCAAATACATCATACCAATCTTGAGTTAAGTCATGTCTATTAATCATTGCGTCTTTAAGATTAATGTCAGTAATAAACTCATTATCATTATTCACAACCTGTAAATAATTATTCTTAATGTAAATTTTATATGTTGTCATATTTTAATTATTTTTTTGTACTGCGCCCATTAGCCCCTTGACGAGATCTATTAGTTTTTCTACTCTCAGCAATAAAGCCACCTAACTTAGTGTGTGATGCGTCTCGCTTGTCGCCCTTCTTTAGCCCTAGCTCTTTTCTAGCTTTATTGCACTCCGCTCTATGTCTCTTCGCTTCGTCAGTTTTATTATACTCCTTCTGGTACTCATTCTTCTTCTTTCGAGCCGAATCGTTAAGCGAATAATATTTTGCTGACTTACTTTTCATAAACTTCTTGCAAAGATAATAAAAAAAAACTAATTTTGAATTAATTTTAATTCAATTTATTATGCAGGAAATACCAAGAAAAAGAACGCCTAGGTCTAAAAAACAAACTATTATACTTTTTAAATCCCTTAAACCAAAGGTGGTTAAAAAAAATGATGAACCTACAATCTACAAATCAAAGAAACCAATCACAGCAACACAAATTACTGATGACTACCTAAAGTATTTTAGACTCGTCAGACTATGGGCGTGTGCCAACGCTAATCTTAAATACCTAGATTTTGAGTTCGTCCTTTTCCTGTACTCAGAATCCCTATTCACTAAAGAACGATTCCGTGTATTCGAAAGGTCAATGTCCTACAATAGAAAACGTTTCGATATTTATATTGAAAAAGGAATAATCATGCAGTACGGACAAGTAGGCGGTAAAACAGGAAAGAAAACCCTTTACACACTTACGTTTAAAGCCAAATCAACCATCACATCAATGTACAAAATGCTTGCTGGGGAACGTAATATACCTAAGTCATTCTCCCAAGATAGACAACTTAAACAAGTTTTCTCTCGTGGAGGACGTATAGCCGTTAAGAACTTTAGAAAAGAGTTTGAACGACATAACGTAAAAAAGCCACTCTTTGATGCAAAGAATGACTTTCTAGGTTATGATAGCGACGAAAACTAAATAAACACACTAAAACACTAACACAACGTCTATTTTACGGATAATTGTATGGGTTGTACCGTCTATTCGTGCCTCATAAGCACGAACCTTGTCGTATAGTATCACATCGTCAATATTAAGACCCATGTCTATCTGATTCGATACAGAAACAACCCTGCCCTTCATATATCTCAACTCATCTTTAGTCTTACTATCGTAAACCAATCCAGAAGCACTCTTTAACTCCTCAACTATTGGCTCAATTATCAAAAAATCATTTACTGCCCTCATTGTCTTATATTTGTTATCGTAGCGTCCGTACTCATTATCGTTGTAGCGACACTAACTGAATTTATAATTGCCTGCTTGGTTACTTTCGATGGATCAATAATGCCAGACTCCAACATATCACAATAACGCTCCATCTTAACATCAAACCCCATATTGAAATTAGTGTTGTCAGTAACCAATGTATTAACTATCCCATCAGAATCCAACCCAGCATTTAAAATTATTTGCCTAATCGGTGACTCCAATGCGTTTATCATAATCTTAAATGCCACCTCGCCATTTTTTGTAGGTATAACATTCAAATCACCAATAGCACGAAGCAACGCTACCCCACCGCCTGGTAATACACCCTGCTCAATTGCCGCCTGTACAGCACACACAGCGTCATCTATCCTGTCCCTCTTCTCCTTTAACTCAATGTCCGAATCAGCACCAACGTTTATTATCCCTATAGAACCAGTGATGTTAGCTATACGCTCCTTCAAAAACTCTATCTCCGTCTTCTTTGTTACAGAATCTAACCTTGATTTCAATTCAACCAATAATATATTTAACTCCTCAGAATCATAGTTTACCAAGGATGTCGTCTCCTGTCCAACCACAGCTTTCTTTACCCTACCCAAATCCTCGAACCGTATCAACTGCATATCATCACCCGTACCATCACTAAAGTATTTAGCACCCAAAGCAACACTCAAGTCCTGCAATAAGTCCTTACGCTTATACCCAAAGTGTGGAGGTAAAATGTTGCACGCCTTGATAGTTTTCCTAAGTACATTCATGTTCAATGTAGCCAAAGCATTACTGCTCAACTCACCAATGATCAACAACGGCTTGTTTTTCTTAATGCACTCAGCAAAGATATGCTCCAAACTCATTAAGTTCGTTATCTCCTGGTCTGTAACCAAAACATAAGCATCATTCAAAACACACTCGCTCCGCTTCTCGTCAGTTACAAAATACTTGCTCGTCCATCCCCTCTGAATACGCATACCGTCAATAATGTCCGAATACGTATCGTTACTCGTACTGTTCTCAACCAAAACAACACCATTCGAACCAACCTCAGAATAGGTCTTTGAAATTAATCTCCCTATCTCCTTGTCGCCATTTGAACTAATCGTAGCAATGTCATGAAGCTTAGACTTACTAACACGGATAGATTTCTTATCCAAAAAATTTACCACCTGATCCTTGTAATTCTGCAAACAACGAACCACCTCAGATGAATTATGCTCCGATGTCATCAGCTCAGTAGCACTCTTCACTAATGCCTCTGTCAACACAACAGATGTTGATGTACCATCTCCAGCATTCTTTGCCGTGTTCTCCGCAGCTTGCCTAAGTAAAACCACCGCAGCATTCTCTATTGGATCTTCCAACGTGATAGACCTCGCAACAGTTACACCATCCTTAGTCACTGTTATCCCACCAATAATATTCTCCGACTCTATCAAGACCGTTTTCCCTCTAGCCCCTAAAGTGCATTTCACAGCACTAGCCATCTTCTCTATACCTGAGATTAACTTATCCCTTGCTTCACCCTTAAATTTTAACTCTTTTACAATCATTTGTTTTGTTTATTTATTTTATTTAACTTTTATTACTCATCCCAGACTCATCCTCTAAACTCCTTACTGAAATCTCCTGTGCCATCTTCATCCCACCAACCTTATCCATTATGCTGCGCTTAACACACACACTGAACTGAACCTTCTTATCCTCAAAAGATTTCTTTGGCGCACCATTAGGATTCGGTATCCTCTTCTTCCCCTGCATTTTCGTCAAACTTTTTTATTGTATTGAAAGGCTTAGATTGATCAATCATTGACCTACGCCCCCTCGGTCTCCCAGCTCCATTCCTGACAGTCTTAGACGGATCGTCACTCAACTTGTCCAACTCCTTGAATTTATCTATCTGCAGCTTTGCAGCTTCTATCATCTCAACCAAGTCCTTATACACCACAAGTATCCCCAACTCACCCTTAGTTAACGAAAACACAATGTCGTCAATGTCATACTCACCGTCCTTGTGATAAAAGTGTACAGCAGCCTTCGTGTCATTATACCTGTTGAAGTGAGTATAACGACGCTTCTTACGTGTGTTCTTATCCCTTGTCTTACGTGGTGAAAAATTAAAACTCTTCTCGTCCATAAATTTAATTTAATTATTCGCAAAACTAATTATAATAACTTAATAAAAAAAATATTTTATTATTTTTTTATTTATGACGACTTTTGTAACTCATTATCAGTATATTAACTTTTTTATGGCACACTTATGACGACCTTGAAAAAAGCTGTCACGCTGTAATGCACTGATAACTAATATTATATAAACAGTTATCCAGAGTTGACAGATTTTTTTCTATATCTTTATTATTATTATTCTTCTTCTTTTATTTTTTTTTCTATAAAAAAGGGAAAAAAGTCTGGAAGTCGTCATAGTTTGTTAATTATCAGTAGTTTAACCATGGCAGACCTTGTAAAAAGTCTGTCATATTTAGAAAAAGTCGTCATAAAATCGTAAAAGTCGTCATGGTTTTTTAGCTTTTTTATGCGGAAGTTTTGGGTTACCCCCCCATTTGGCGTCACGAATGTAAAATAAAAAGTGATCTTATTTTTGGT